GCTCCGTGGCCACGCGGTGGTTCACGTCGATGGGGGCGTGGCCGGTGCCGAGGGTGATCTGGCCGACGCTGACCATCTCGCCCTCCGCCGTGTAGACCGCCCCCGTCATGAAGTACGGGTGGTCTTCCTCCTGGGGCGGGGTGACGCACAGCCCGGCCTGGCCGATGTGGCAGGTACCCCACAGAGCAGCATGCCCGTACACCCGGCCCTCGGGGCTGACGGTGATGCCTGTCGGGACGGACAGGTCGGGGTTGGTGAACCAGTCCCGGGGCGGCTGGTCCTGGACGGTGATGCTCAGGGTGCGGTGCCGTACCGGCCGGGCCTCGCGCAGGGAACCGATCGGCGTTCCCCCGGCCACGACCGCTCCGGCCTCGTCGAGCAGGGCGATGTACGCCTCAGCGAAAGCGGGGATGTCCACTAGCGTGGCCGCCCGGATACGTCCCTTGTGGAACACGACCTTCTCCGGCGAGGCGAACAGCTGAGCGAAGGGGTCGGCTTCGTCGCCCGAGCCTTCCGGTGCCTCGGGCCACACCAGTTCCATGTCGGCGTCCTTGATGGAGTCGACATCGACCGATACGCCCCGCAGGTGCTGTCCCTGGATCTTGCGGTGGACGGTGCGGCCGTCTTCGTCACCGAGGTCGAGCACGCCCTCACCCATGATCAGGCCGGAGTCCTCGCGCCAGATACGGTCGATGCGGCCGACGTTGACCGCCTCGGTACGGGCCTCGCCGCCGTGGGAGTCGACACGGTTCCAGCGCAGGGGGAGCGGCAGGTCGGCCCACGTGAGCGCGCCGGAGTCGAACTCCCGGCCGTCGCCGGTCTCGATACCCTCCACGGTGAGCGGGCCCCGCCAGGGGGCCGTCTCGCCGCTCATCTGCTCCTTGCCGGTGGGGGCGTCGCTCTCGGCCGACTGAGTCAGGGTCTCGGTACCGTCGGCGGCCGACGCTCCTGCCTTGGCCTTCTTGTTCTCCTTGAGCCGCTTGTCCTTGTCGGTGCCCGGGTTGGGCTCGCCCTTCGTGAGGGCCTCGGTGGTCACGGATGCCTCCGGTGAGTTGGCGTACAGGGCGGCGAGCTGCTTGTCTGCCTCGGCCTCGGAGTCATGGCAGCCCGCCACGGACCCGTCCGCATCCTTGACGACAGCCCACTGGCCGTCCCCGCACTCGGAGTGGTTGTGGACTGTGTGCCAGGGCACGGTGCCCTCCCCGATCATGTCTGCTGGGCGCAGGGTAGCCGATTCGGCCGTGTCGGCCTTGCCCTCTGCCCGCTTGTCCACAACGAGATCGTCCGGAGCCCACTCCATACGACGCAGCTGGTTCTCCGTGGGCTTCTTCACTGGATAACCTCCAGAACGTAGTTGACCGGTGTATCCGCCCCGGGCTGGCTTACCGACACGACCTTGAACCGGGTCCCCGCCTGGAGGATGTTCTCCTTCTCGATGCGCTGCGGGTCGGTGGCCTCGACCTTGTCCACGTTCAGAACCTTGGACCCCTTGGGGACCTTGATACGGACCAGGACACCTTCCGACCCGGCGAAGTCCCGGGCGACGGACACACTCTCTGTGGTGCTGACGAACCCTCGGTCGTGGACTTCGTCTCCCGGTTTGAGCCCTTTGAGGTGGTCCTCCCGCATGCCCCGGTAGAAGAATGTTCCGAAACGCAGCGGGTCCTGGACCTCCACCATGTCCATGATGGTGCGCGCGTACTGGTCGGCTTCGTCGTCACTGAGATCGTCATGCTGCACCTCGCCGTGCCGGAGCCAGGAGTTGATCCCGACCGACTCGTCGATGTACCTGTTCAGGGCCTCGTAGTGCTCCTCCTCGGTGTAGTGGTTACTGCCGACCATCCCTCCGCTGCCCGTTTTGCGCTTCCCCTTGGTGCCGCCCTTGGGGTGCATGGAGGGGTAGCCGGGGTCACCCGGCGTGCCGTGGTAGACGTGGATGTTGCCCACGATCATTCCGTCCTTCTTGGCCTTGCGGTGGAGGGTGATGTCCTCGGCCCCGGCGGCCGTGACCGGCTCCTCGGGCTGCCAGCGGGCCACGATGAGCCCCCGGCAACTGTTGCCGTAACGGGGGCCGACACAGTCCTTGTAGCCCATGACCGGGTACGCCTTGATGGCGATCTCCAGGGAGCCGAACTGCTCGCCGTCCACGGCCCGGCAGGGCCCGCAGGTGTTCCTGTCGAGCATCTCGCTGGCGTAGTACTCGCCGGGCGGGGCCACCTCCAGAACAGCCTGTCGTCCGGCGGTCTGGGCGGTGGACATGGCCGTGCTCACGGGGCCCTTGAGGAGACTGTCCTGCGCGTCGGCGAGTGCCTTGTCCACCTCGGTGGCGATCTGGTCCGGCGTGGCGTCCCGGGCGAACAGGCCGGTGACGGTGCGCTTGGCCGCCTGGAGCACGGAGGTGGACATGAGGTCGGCCGTCATGCGGGCGACGTTGCGCAGCAGCCGACGGCCGCCGACCGCCGCAGTGAGCACGTCGTCCGGCAAGGCCCATTCGGGTACCTGGACGCCCTGGCGCTCGGCCTCCCGCTGAAGGGACTGTCCGGCCCGGCGGGCCAGGTCCAGCATCGCCTCCGCCAGCACCTCCTCAGCCTGGCCGGGGTCGAGGGTGAGGTCCGTCAGCTCCTCGGGGGTATCGGCCCCCGCCTTGATCTGCTCCCACAGCCACGTGCGCCAGGCCGCGTACACGCTGATCATGCGGCTGGTGACGGAGCTGACGGCGCTCTCCCACTGCCGGTTGTGCTCGGCGAAGTCGGTGAACTCCTCGTGCGGCAGAACGTCCCGGCGCAGAGCCGAGGCGATGAGGGCTCCGCCCCCGAGGGGGATGTCCCGGTCATCGTCCCCGAAGCTGAGCCTGATGCGGTCGAAGGTGACCGGCCCGAGGCGCTTCTCCAGCGCACGGACCAGGGTGAGGTCGTCGGTGTACGCGGCGCAGATGTGAGCGGCCCAGGGGGAGTGCTGCTCGGGGAGGTCCGGCAGGTCCATCCCCATCGCGAGTGGTACCCCGGCCAGCGCCCGTGCCTCCCCGAGGTGCGCGCCGGATTCGGGGTCATCACCCACGTTCCACACCCAGGACGCCTGCTCCCCCTTGCCGTTCCAGTGCGCCACGCCGAACACGTTCGCCTGTACCTCGGGGAGGTCGGCCACGGCCATACGGACGTGGTCCTCCAGGGCACTGCGCTGGTCCTCGGTCCAGACCGAGCCGTCGTCCCCGAGGAAGAACAGCGTGCAGTGCAGGTCGGCCGCCTTCTCCCCGCCGGGCAGGGCAAGACGCTTCGCGTCCTCGGCCGTCGGCATCAACGCGATCATTCCGCCGGACAGGTGTGAGCCGTCGGAGGCCATGGCGGCCCGGCGGCCATGCGCCTTCTGCACGTGGTGGCCCCGACGATGGAACAGCTCAGGCACGGCCGTTCACCCCCGAGGGGACGAGCGCCGTGGTGATGAGCTCCCGCGTGTCGGCGAACGGTGCCCGGCCGTCGATACGCAGCAGCCCGAACCCGTCCAGGTGCACCAGGTAGGTACCCGGCTGGCCGGGTGTCTGGTCCGGGGCGTGGTGGGAGATGGCGTAGGTGTACGGGCAGGAGTACTCGTGCTCGTGGCAGATCTGCGGGTGGATCAGCTCCCACGCCCGGCCGACCGCAGGGAACCGCACCAGGTGCTGGGTGCGGGCCTGCTGGAGCAGGAGGCTGGCGCGAGCGGCCTGAGCGGCCGACTGGGGAGCCCCGCCCTCGGTGGCGGGCGGTCCATTGGCCGGGGTCTTCTCCGGCCCGGAGGGAGGAGCTGAGGCAGGCGCCTTCTCGGCCGGGGCCGCCGGGGGCGGAGGGGTCTTGCCGTCCTGGACGGCTTCGGCTGTGCCCGGGTCGGCCGGGGAGATCGGCACGATCGGGGTGACCTTCTCGCCGAGGAGTTCGGACAGGGCGGCCGACGCGCCCGAGGGCAGCGTCTTGATGATGACCTTGAGGGCCTGTTCCTTCAGCTCGTCACCCTCGGGCTTGTCATCCTCGTCGAAACCGAGTTCCCGGCGCAGGGCCTCGCCCGACAGCTCCAGCCGGTCGTACGCCTCGGTGGCGTTGGCGCTGCGGTCGGGGCGCAGGGCCAACTCACTCATGTCGTACCAGACGACCCAGGCGTCCGGGTCCTCGCCGGAGGCGTCGAGCCGGGGCTTCAGGTAGCCCCGGGTAAGGGAGTCACAGATCAGCTCGGCCACGGGCGCGATGTGCGTCTTGAGCGCGCCTTCCTCCAGCTGCCAGGCGCCCCAGTGGTTCACGTCACCCATGCCGAGCAGGATCTCCGCAGGCATGTCGAGTTTGGTGGCCAGGCGCTTGATCGCGCTGTCCCGCTTCTCGATGATCTTCTCGTCCATCTTGAGCGTGAAGTCGATCAGCTTCAGCTCTTTGATCGCCTCGGCCGGACCCATGATCGGGATCGGGATGACGCTGCTGGCCGTGCCGGGCTTCTGGATCGCCTCGGCAGCAATCTCGATGAACTCGGAGACGAGCGGGTTGGGCGCGTCGGCGAACTCCTCGCGCACGGGGAACGAGAGCTCGTCCGGGATGCCGAGCAGACCGGCCGACGCCAGCCGGGACAGGTACTCGGCAGCGATCTTCCGGTTGACCAGCTCCAGCTCCCGCATGATCTCCCGGGCCGAGCGGGCCGGGGAGT